ACTGTCTTAACCTATCAGTCAGTGCATTGGTACATGGGGCTAGAAGAACCGACTAACGGACAAGCTGGTTTAGTCTCTGTGTGCATGGGTGCGCTCACTGGTTGCTTTGGAATTTGGATGAACAAGGAGGCCGCTAAATGATGCAGTTTTTAGGACCAGTAGCAAACCTAGCTTCGTCTTGGTTGCAAGGCAAAGCTGACGCAAACGCAGCTAATGCAAAACTCAAACTAACAGAGGCAGAAGCCAAGGCAAAAATACTTTTGTCAAAGGAAACTTCAACAGCCGACTGGGAAAAGATAATGGCCCAAGGAACACAGAACTCATGGAAAGACGAGGCGGTTACAATTTTGGTGCTTGCGCCAGTTTGTCTTTGTTTCATTCCCGGCCTAGAGCAAACCGTTCAGAACGGGTTTGAGCGTTTGGCTGCCCTACCCCAGTGGTACACAAATTTAGTTTTGGTTGTGTGCCTAAGTGCCATCGGTATCCGTGGCGGCAAACAATTTTTCGGCGGTAAAAAATAATGGAAATGTGGCAATGGATAATGCTGTTCAGCGCAGTCAGCTTGAACACTTTGGTTAACTGTTTGCGTTTATATCTGGAGGCAAAAAGATGAAACAGAACTTTGAGCAATCTTTAAAGATGTTGTTGCACCATGAGGGTGGATACGTTTGGCATCCTGAAGACCCCGGCGGTGAAACAAACCTCGGTGTAACTCGTGCAGTATATGAGCAATGGGTTGGGCGTCAGGTTATGGATGGTGAAATGAAACGTCTGACAGTTGCAGACGTAGCTCCTATCTACAAGACAAACTACTGGGATAGAATAAGAGGTGATGACTTACCTTCCGGGCTAGATTTCGCGGCGTTTGATTGGGCGGTAAACTCTGGAACAGGTAGGCCAGCTCGCGTTATTCAAAAATACATTTCAGCAAAACAAGATGGGGCCATAGGACCCAAGACACTTGCTCTTGTGGCAGAGAACGACCCGTCAAATATGATTCAATACTTATACGAGCAACGTCAGAAGTTTTACGAACGGCTCAAGACCTTTGATACGTTCGGTAAGGGTTGGACTCGACGCAATCAGGAAACACTCAAGGCAGCTATGGAGATGGCTAATGCGTAAGTTTGATAAGGTCGCTAAAGACAAGAAGTCTGGACTGCCAAAGAAGTACGTCAGCGGTTCCAAGAACCCGGACAAAACTAGAAACGAAATCAAGAGGACCAGACGCTTGTACCTTATGGGCAAGCTGACCCCCGCGATGATGGATAGAATTTCAAAGCAAAGGAGTAAAACCTGATGGCTAAATTTGATAGTATAAAAGGGGCAAGTAGGTTTTCAAAGTCTACCCTGAACAAAGTGTACCGTCGCGGTCTAGGTGCATTTTATTCTAGTGGTAGTAGACCCGGCCAGAGCGCACACAGTTGGGCAATGGGCCGGGTCAAATCTTTTGTTAGTGGTAAGGGTGGTGCGAGAAAAGCCGACAAGGACTTACTGTCATAAAACTCGCAACCCTCTAGCAACGTAGGGCATGACCTCTATGTAGCCTCGTTGCTTCAGCCTAGTCATGATAGCCCA